GTACCTTTGCGCGGTTGTACAGGAGCACCTCTGTTAACAGAAGCAACTGCCTGACTTGGCGTTGACTTTTCTGAACTTGTTTGTTCAAACTTGTGAGGGAAAGTATCCTTCATTCTTTTGTCTATTTCAGTGTAATAGTCATCAGATGACGGATCGTATCCTTCTTCCATTAGTTTACGATGAATTGAGAAAGAAGTCAAGGTCATTGGTTCATCTTCTCCAAACCACTTGTTTTTTTCAGCCCATTCTTCTGCCTTTGGATCTGGCGGTGGAGGTGGTGCTGCAGGTGGTTGCATTTGTTGAGGATTAGGCATTTGTGGTTGATTAGGATTAACTCCACGTGCCTCCATTTCTTTTTTCAATCTTTCACGTTGTGCTTGTGTAGATTTTACACGTTCAGATTCTATGGCAAGTCGTGCTAATTTTTGCTGTGCTTCTACCTGCGCATCACTATCACCTAGTTCTACGGCAGCTTTTAAAGCTTTTTTAGCCTCTGCTGTTTCAGCTTCTACACGGCTTGCAAATTCATTTATATATCCACTGTCAAGAGTGTTTGCTCTAGTTTGCAAGGTTTTAGTTTTTTGCTGTACACCTTGTGCAAATTCTATTGCAGCTTGTTCACGTCTTTCAGCCTCTCTTAATTTTTTAGTTAGTTTATCAATCCTTGATTGAACCTTTTTACCATAATCATCCATTTCTTCCGTTGATGCAGTTGAATTTGCATTTACTTCTTGGGATGGAACGGCTTCTGATTCAGAATCAGGATTTACAATTTTTGTAGAATTTTTTGGAAGTTCTACATCAACAGCAGGACCATCAGATGGTAAGTCTACCATTTTTGATTCTGCTTCTTGTTGCGATTCTACTTTGGGTTGCGCTTCTGCAGGCATTTTTTACTCCTGTTTATCTAAATTGTAAAATATCCTCTGGGTCTTTTACCACAGCGATTATTTCATCTTCGTTAAGTATTCTCACTTCACCACCCTCTATTCCAAATCTAGATCCAGCGTATCGACCAAATATAATCCAATCGTTTACTTTACACCAAGGTCCGTTAGGAAATCTTGTTTCATCTGTATAACAGTCTGGTCCTAATTTAAGAACCAAACCAGTGACTGTTGTGTAGCCACGCTCTTGCATTGTTTCATCTGTTAACAGCACTCCACCTTTTGTTTTACCTTGTCCTTTGTATGGTAAAACTAGCATACGCCAACCTGTTGGATTAGGTAGTCGTTCTAATACTTTTTCTGTAGGTAAATGCTCTATATCTTTTGTAGCATCTTCTTGTATTTTTTTAAGAAATTTATTTTCTTTTTCTTCTGCTACTTTATTATTTTCATCAGCTTCTACTGACAAATCTTTTTCTTCTAACGCAAATCTACGTTTTGGTAGTTCGTTCTCCGTCATTGTTTTCCTCATCTTTCTGCAGGTCTTGAATCTCCTGTTCCATTATTGCATAGGCAGTAAACTGTCCTACGGTTTTGTTATACTCATCCCAACTAGGTAATCCAGTTGCAACGACTTCTTTCAACTCCTCTTTTCGCAATCTAATCTTTTTCAAGATTATGTAGATTGCCGTTTCATCACGCATTAAGTTTTTTTCTTTTTCTTTTTTGTAGTTTTTTTCGCTGTTTTAGCAGATTCTTTTAATGCTTTGTCTGTCACTGTGCCTTTACCTGGTCTGCTTTTGCCAGATTTTTTAGCTTTGTTCATGTAGTAATACAAACCTTTTTTAGCAATTCTGCCATCTTTTGTTTTATGATATCCTTTAGGTACGCTCATTTTTTACCTTTGCCTCCTTTTTTATACATCATGTTTGGTTTCATCATAGTTCTGCCCATGGTTCCGCCACCCATCATTTTTTTAAGTTTGCCACCTTTCTTTTTGTAGCCCATCTTGTTTCTAACTTTAGTTGGTAACTTTGCTAGACCAGGATTTTTTTTCTTATCTACAGTTTTCATAGTTATTTCCCCTTTTTAAAAAAATTCATTGCTACAGGTCCGGCTTTAACCCCAAAGCTTACTGAGCATGCTAAATATAAAAGATGTTTATAATAATCTGGTAAAGAATGCAAGGCTTCAAATCCTGCTTTTATATGTGGTGTCCAACTAGGCACGAAGACTGCTACGGCTGGCGCCAATAGGCAAATTAAAATTACTTCGTCTTTCCACGAACCTTTCATTTGATCCACAGCTGCAGCTTCCCATTTAATTTTACCTGCTGCTATGTCTTCTTGCTTCTTTTTTTCTGCCTTAATTTTTGCAATCTTGACTTCGCCATTTAACTTTTTAGTTTCTACGAAGCCTTTGATGCCATCAACGGCAACTCCTAATAATGGTTTTGCTAATAACTGCCACATAATTATACTAACTCCGTTATACCACCACCTGGCATTCTACGCAACATTTGAGTAAATAAAAATTGATTTACAGGTGGTGCTGAAGTTCTATTTGCAATTGCAGACGCTACTGCAGAACCATAATTACCTTTGTTTTTACCAGGATGTGCGTATCTTCTAATGTTAGTTATGCCTCCTGGACCATATCCAAAATTTCTACCACGGCCATAACCATAACCATAACCATACCCTTGATTACCTCCTGATTTTTCTTGTGCTTCAATATTTATTAAATTTTTTTGACGAGCAATACGTTCCATAAATTGATAATAATTATGATCAGGATGATTAGGATTTGACATTTGTTCATATTCATCTTGAGTAAAAGTAAGAGCTTCATTTGTATTCATTTTTTCAATGTCAGTTACTTTAGATCCTTCTGTTATCATTTTAAGAAGTTCTACTGGGATATTAGCTGGATTTTTTGGGTCGTAACCAAAAAAATTTAATGTACCAACACTCAATCCTTTAATAAGTTCATTAGCAAGTTTTGGATTAAGATTTATAGAAGCATAACCTGTTTCACCAGGTGTTGCAGTTCCTGGTCCGTATACGTTTTCTGGTGGGTTATAAGTATTTTTTAAAGAATCATACAAATCTTTATTTTCTTCATAAACCCCTGCATCTTCATTTGCTTTAGGATCGTAGTATGTGGTGTTATTGTTGCTACTGTTATTACCAGAATAGTAAGAAGATCCACCACTAGATGGGGGTGTATATCCGCCTACAGCTCCAGTGCTAGATCCAGTTGTATCTCCGCTATCGTATTTATAATCGTAACCTGGCATTAATTTTCTTTTATAATTCCATTTAGTATTGCGTTGCCAACAACGTCTTCTATACTTGCACCAGTTTCATCTACTATTTGCATAACGTATTCAAAAGGTCCATCAAAACTTGGATTATCATTTACAAAATCGTATTGATTATTAAATGATATTTCTTGTTCGTCATAATTAAAATCTTCTTCTTCTAAAACATTAATATTAAGATCTGGTTCTGATTTAATTTTTGGAACTATTATTTGATCAGGTTCAACAACACTAGGAATGTTATCTTCTAAATTAAATGCTCCTCCTTTACCGTCATTTCTTAATTTTTCTATATTAAATTGTGGAGGTATTTTAGAATTTTGTACGTATATATCTAAAATATCTAAATTACTCATGTCAGGATCAAGATCATTAAACTCTAACATAGGTAATGATTCATACGCTCCCATTTCTGCTAGTTCCTCATCTGTTTTTACAAAGTCAGGATCTCTTTCTAATACTGGTCTGTTTCTTTGTGGTAAAAAACTTTTTATTAATTGTAGGGTAGGTAAATTTTCTATTTTTCCCATTGCATTAGAAAATGCATTTTCTATTGGAAATTCTTTTGCATAAAATTCTTTTCCAAAACCAGCTTTAGGAAAAGGATTAAATGTGTTTACTTTTACTGCAGCAGGGTTTGGTGTGCGTAAAAACATAGATGACAGGTCACTTAAAAAACCTGCTGATTTAGATGGATCTTGAAATAAAGTTCTACCTATTCTACGTGCACCTGCAGGCAAACCTCTTGTGTCTATCATCTCTGCACCTTGCCCACCTTTCATTTTATTCATGAGCATTTGGTACATGTTACGGCTTTCGTTTTGATCTGTCGTATAAAAATCTTTGTTGCCTTGCATTGCAACTAACGTTGGTTTTATTTTAGCAAGGTTATCTCTGTTAGTATAAAACTCTGCAGGTTGTGACATAACATATTCAGGATTACCATAAGTAGCATCAAATTCACGTGCTGCATTAACTGCAGCACGCTGTTGATTAGCTTGGTAAGCTTGACGTCTATCGTCAGCTGCCGTAAATGAACTTAGTCCTAATATGCTCATTAACCGCCTATCATTGAATTAAGCACAACAAGAACAATAACTGCAACGATACCGGCTTTAATCCAGTCTTTCATGCCCCAGTCACTCCATTCTTTTAAGTGTGCCCATAAATCTTTTATTAAATTCATGTTACCTCCTATTTTTTCTTCATTTTCATCGAACCGCCTTTCTTAAGACGTTTCGTTTTTCCACCTTTTTTCATCATGTTGACTTTTTGTCCAGTGTTTTTTGCATGCATCATAGCACTTCTAACACCTGCTGATGTGTATGGAAATTGTTGGCTACCTACTTTTGGCATGTTTCCTCCTAATGTATTGTGGGTTTAGGATAATCCCCAAACTCCGATAAAATTTCTTCCGTTATAATTATACTCTCTGCTGTTGCTTCAAACATTTGTACAGCATCTTGAGGACCTAACCCCTCTACATACATGTTGCGTGTAACCGCCATTAATGCAGAACAGACAAGCATAAAATCTTCTTTTGTTTTTATTTCACTTCTAGCAGCGTCTTCTACTTTTTGCATGGCGTTGCTAATTTTAGTCAGTTTTCTTTTCATTTCGTCTTGCATTTTGTCTCGCTATTTTTTCAGAAGATTGTTCTTTCATTGCTTCACGCGCTGAAACTATGTTTTCTCGTAAAACTGACATAGCTTCTGTGTTTGATTGGCTATCAGCTGCTGCTTCCATTTTCATAATTTCTAAGCCAGTGTCAGTTTCTAACTTATCTCTTTCAAGATCTAATTTTTCTTGATCCATAGCAATTTCTTTTGCAAGTCTAGCTTGTGTTTCCATGGCCTTTAAATCTATTTCTTGTTGTTTTAATTTAACAAGAGGATCTTTAGGTTCTTTACTCATACGTGCTTCTTCTGCTGCAGATAATTCAGCTGTTAATTTTGCTTCCATTTGAGCTTGTTTTGCTGCCATTTGATTTGTTAATTGTGCTTGTTGCTGTTGTAACTGTTGCATTGCTTGTGGATTTTGTTGTGCTTGTTGCATTGCTTGTTGCATTTGTTGTATTGGTTCAGCAAACTCTTGTTGTATTTGTTCTCCAGCCATTAAAGCTATGTGTTCTGATAAATGTGCTTGTAATGCAGAATAAACTTGTGGGTTGATCTGCACCATTCTTGTAAACATAAATTCTTGGTGTGCTGTAATATGAGCCATGTGATCTTGCATAGGAAAAGCTTTTGGAAAGTTACCTCTCATAATACCACTATTTTCTGCTGCCGGTCCTGTAGGTGCAGGCATTTCTGGATTTGGTTTTAATATTGCATCAATATTATCTACTCCCATTGCAGAATACATTCTTCTATATGCTTCACGTAAATCATGCATTTTAGGATTAGATGTTGCTAATTGTAATTGTTGTTGTGCAAGTGTAATACGTTGTGCCATAGAAAATATATTAGGGTCACTAATAGGCAATATATCAACACGATCATCAAAATCAGCTTGTTTAATCATTCTGTTACCACCAATAACTTCGTATGGATACTCTGGTGGTAAATACAATTGAAATACTCTTGCTAATAAATTAAATTCTTCTTTTTGTGCGTAGTGTAATCTTTTGTGTATTGCACTCATTACTTTTGTGCCACGTTCTAACAATGCTAATGTTGTACCAACAGGGTTTTGTTCATTACCTTCTCCCATTTTCATATCTGCAATTGCAGCAAATGATTTACCAGCATCAACAGCAAAACCAAGTAATGCAAATAATGTTTGTGATGGTTCTTTAAAAGGTAAAGGTAATAAAGATTCTCGTATAGAATTACCAGTTACGTCTACGTCTCTAAACTCACCTGGTTGTATAGGTGTATCTTCATCCCTGATTCTTATACCTCTAGTTTTAAAACCAGCAGGCAAGTTAGCCAAAGTTCCTGCATCAATCAGCTGACGCATTATTGAAGTTGATGCCTTAGATAAACCGCCAATCATGTGTGTTAGACCAAAGCCATAGAATCCTAGACCAGGCAAAAACTTGAAGTGAACAAAATATTCTATTTTATTTTTAAGAGGATCATCTTCTCTGTAGTTTCTTCTAACAGAAAGTATATCGTTTGAGTTAGCATCAATAGTTACTATATACGGTAATTTGATACCTGTTGGTTGACCTTCATCGTCTGTATCCTCAAAACCGTCTAGCTCTAGATTGCAATGTACTTCGTATAGTAAAGATACTTCGCCATCATCATATGAAGGCTCCATACCAGATAGCTTGTCTATTTCCTCTTTTACGCCGCTATACTCATCAGCACTATCACCACTACTTATATCTATTTTTTTGTAAAATCCTACAGACTGAAGCTTTCTAACTTCATTCTCTGAGATCTTGATGACATTTGTAATTCTGTTACATGTTTCAAGATCAGTAGTGTAATAGGGAACTATAAGATCTTCAGGTGCTACAAACTTTGATACGGCCCTGCCGAGACCTTCATCATAATAAACCTTTTTGAATGCAGATCCTGCCAAGGGCAGATAGAAAAGCATTTGATCTAGTTCTTCATCAAACTCCTCCATAACATGAGTTATTTGATAATTCATGAACTCTTTTACCCTTTGGGCTTGTTCTTCAGCTAGTGAATCGTATGCTCCTATAACTTGTGTCTTTACAGGACCACCTGCCGGTAATAACTCTTTATAAGCTTGTGCTTGGAAGGTTGTAACAGCTTCTCCTAACAAAGGATGAATCACACCACTAGCACCAGCAAAAGGCTCTGATCTTTCTTCATCAAAGCGCATACCTAAATACTCTAAACCGTCTTTATATGTTTTTTCCCAGTCTTCTCTTGAAGCTTTATCTTTTTCTATACCAGCAATTAGTTCGTTAGATATGTTTCTTAAATCTTGAGGATCTAAAACTTCAGCTAGGTTGCTATCAAAATCTGTGTCTATTTCTTCAACTATAGTAGCTTCAAGGATGGCACTACCATCTTCTTGCATTTGGAAACCCTCAGTACCTCTGTCTTTTATTGCTTCTATAGCAATACTCATGTCTTCTTGACCAAGCGGTACTTGATTCTGTTCGTTAAGTACTGTTGGGTTTATATCTTTTTCTATTGCCATAATCCTAGTAGTATACTCTCCTTACTGGTGCTTTCTCTCCATCTGAGTAATCATCATCAAGAGAAACTAAACCACCCTCCCTAAATCTCATTAGAGCTTGCGTCATAGTATCACATAGGTCATCATTTTTACCAAAAGGAAAAGATGCACACTCCTCTATCATTTCATCTGCGAACTTCCTTTCAGGTGCATATACCAAACCAGACTCAAAGATAGGTGCAACCGAATGCATCCTTGTAGATTTATCATGTCCTCTGGTCGGAGAGTAATTAACCACAGGTATACCTAATCTTCTAAGTTCATGT